AGGTGAATGTGATACATGCGAAAACGATTGTCACTGTGATGACGAAGAAAAAGAAAAGAATTACCGTCAGCCTGGATTCAACAATCCTAGAAAATATACAGATGATCTTGGAATCATGGGCAAGAAAGGCAAAGTTAAGGAAGGTTTAGAAGACGTTAAACCAACAGACGAACAAGCACGTCAAATCCTTAACATGCTGAGAGTATTCTTTGATGACAAAGAAGGTTATCAAGACGCAGTAGCAATTGACGCAGTAGAATATCTAAATAGTAAAGGACTATTAAAAGATTTTATTAACTCATTACCATATTTTGACGTAGACTATGAAGAGTTTTTAGATAGTTATGATAAAGACTTCTTAGAAAAACGTTTTGGTATAACAGACGCAAATGAATCAGTAGAAGAAGGTATGATGAGACCAATGGAATACAAAGGTTGGAAATACTCGTCATACGATGAAGACTATGATGATGTAATAAAAATTAGTCACTCTGCTACTAAAGATGGCAAAGAAGTATCAATGGACTGGTCACCATACTCAAGACCAACAGAAAAAGAATTTAAACTTTGGATTGACCTAGGCATGCCTACACGCAAAGATGTTAACGGTATTGGTCCATTAGACAATGATGATTTAATGGCGTTAGCAAAAACAAAACGTGGTACAGCAGGCTTACTACAACAAGAAGATAAAGAAGAAGACGCAATTGATCAAAGTAAACTAGATGCTAAAACTAAAGTAGCTCTTAAAAAGGCAGGCTTAAAGTATGGCGCACAAACTAAAGGTGATCCACTAGCAAGTTTAGTTACTTTTGTTGCAGATAAAGATTCTGAAAAAACTCAAGACATTAATCGCTTAGATCAAGAAAACGACGAAGAAGAAGCAGACATTAAAGCACAAGACTTAGTAGATAAAGAACATAGTAAGAAACTTGGCAATAATGATCTTCAAGACAGATATCAAGATCAAGAGATTGAAAAACTCAAACAAGACCTACAAAAACTCTTAACACGTTAGTTAACCAAAAATGTTTGACATTCTTGTAATCTGACTATATAATTGTATAGGTAAAGGAGAATTATATGTCAGACACAATTACTTTTAGCGGTGATCAAAAGATCAAATTAACACAACTAGTCAACGAAGGTATGCAGGTAATGCGTGAAGTTGAAACGCTTAACGAAGGCCTACGTGATACAGTTAAAGCAGTAGCAGAAGAACTACAAATCAAACCTAGTATTCTTAATAAAGCAATTAAAGTTGCACACAAAGCAGATTTTACTAGAGAACAACAAGATCATCAATTACTAGAAGAGATTTTATCAACTGTTGGGCACACCATTTAATTGGAGAATGTTAAACAGTTTTGGAAACAGAGCTATCGTTCAGACCCAACAGCATTTGGTTTTGAGTTAACTAGTTTTGTTTTTACTGTTGCGGCCAGTTTATACTTGGCCATAACAGCGGATGCACCTAATATGGCCATAGTGTATCCAGGATTTTTTGTAGGCAGTGTAGCAGGTGCTTACGCATACTTACGCAGAGGACTTGCGTGGCCATTGGTATTAACAAGTTACTTTGCAGTGGTAAATATATTTGGATTTGGAGTTGCCCTACACTGGTGGTAACTAGATTCGCTCACTAACGAGCATGAAGTGGTTGATCAGCCTTAAATGATCGGAGATAAATGAAGAAAGATTCACTACATAAAACAAGGTGGCGTGGTCACGCATTTGGGACATGCTTGGTTAGACATGAGGACAAACTTGTTTATGTTAACATTCCTAAAAATGCCACTGAATGGGCAAAGTCTACCATCGGTGGTGCTCAGCACAACTTTATTGATAATCCACTTCCCGATGATTATCGTTATCTAGTAATACTAAGAGACCCACGCAAACGATTAGTTAGCGGTATATGCGAATGGTTAAAACGATACACTCAGATTCAACCTAATAACCCTATATTTGATAATCCTGATGTATTATCCTTATTAGTTGGTCCAGGTGGTGCTCATGACGAACACACTGAACTACAAGCACGTTTTATAGAAGGCATTCCACTAGAACGTACAACATTTTTTAAGTGTGATGAAACCCTCAAAGAAACTGTAGAACATTGGTTTGAAGAAAATAAACCGTTAACTCATAAACCTACTAGCCCAACACATCATACACACGGTGATTGGAAAGAGCTATTAGATAAACTTAATCATATAATTGACACTAAAGGACAGATTTTGAGGAGAATACGAGAGCAATTAAAGATTGACTATGACTTGTATAATAGTGTACAATACTATACTAAAGGAGACAAATGAGTTATATAGACGCATGGTTTGATAGGCAAGCAGATAAAATACACGTAGTAGAACGTAAAAACGGCGAGCGTGTATTTCAAACGTTTCCTGCTGAATATGTGTTCTATTATGCTGATCCTAAAGGTAAACACAGGTCAATATACAATGAGCCTGTAACTAGATTTAAAACACACAACTCAAAAGAGTTTCACAAAGAACAACGCATCAACAGTGATAAAACATTGTATGAGTCAGACATTAACCCTGTGTTCCGTTGTTTGTCCAGCAACTACATGAATGTAGATGCACCAGAACTTAATGTAGCGTTTTTTGATATTGAGGTTGACTTTGATCCTGAACGTGGATATTCAAGTCCAGCTGATCCATTTAATGCTATCACAGCAATATCTGTTTATTGTACTTGGTTACAAAAAATGATTACACTAGTACTTCCGCCACCTAAAATGAGCCGAGCAGATGCAGAAGCAACTGTGGCTAAGTTTGAAGATACTTACTTGTTTGACCGTGAAGAAGATCTATTAGAAACGTTTTTAGGTATTATAGAAGATGCTGATATACTGAGTGGTTGGAACTCAGAGGGCTATGATATACCCTACACTGTCAATCGTGTTACTAGAGTGCTTAGTAAAGACGACACACGCCGTTTCTGCTTATGGGATCAACTACCTAAGAAGCGTACATTTGAACGCTTTGGTGCTGAGAACATTACATTTGATATTATTGGTCGTGTACACATGGACTATATGCAACTGTATCGTAAGTATACCTATGAAGAACGACATTCATATAGTTTGGATGCTATTGGTGAGCATGAACTACAAGAACGTAAAACACCTTATGAAGGCACCTTAGATCAATTATACAACAATGACTTTGAAACGTTTATTGAGTATAACAGACAGGATACATTACTACTTAAAAAACTAGATGATAAACTTAGATTCTTAGATCTAGCAAATGAACTAGCACACGCAAACACCGTGCTACTACAAACAACAATGGGTGCTGTTGCTGTTACTGAACAAGCAATTATTAACGAAGCACATGAACGTGGGCTAGTAGTTCCTAATAGGAGAGAACGCTTAACAGATGAGGATACACAGGCCGCAGGTGCTTATGTAGCATATCCACGTAAAGGACTACATGATTATATTGGGTCAGTTGATATTAACTCACTGTATCCAAGTGCGATTCGTGCGTTGAATATGGGTAATGAAACTATTGTAGGACAATTAAGACCTATAATGACTGATCGTTATATCCGAGAAAAACAAGCAAAAGGTAATTCATTTGCTATGAGTTGGGAAAACTTATTTGGTAGTTTAGAGTATGAAGCAGTTATGGCCAAAGAAGTTGGCACTGAAATTACCATTGACTGGAACACTGGCGAAGATAGTCATCATTCCGCGGCTGAAGTATGGACTATGATATTTGACAGCAATAGACCTTGGATGCTAACTGCCAACGGTACTATCTTTACTAACGAAGTTGAAGCAGTTGTACCTGGACTACTTAAACGTTGGTATGCAGAACGTAAAGAGCTACAGGCTAAAATGCGTGAAGCAACTGATCCAAAAGAACGAGCGTTCTGGGACAAGCGACAGTTAGTTAAAAAGATTAACTTGAACTCATTGTACGGTGCTATTCTTAATCCAGGTTGTAGGTTCTTTGATAAACGTATTGGGCAGTCAACTACACTAACAGGACGTGCTATTGCCAAACACATGGACGCACACATCAATGAGTTGATCACAGGCGACTATGATCACGTAGGTAAAGCAATTATATATGGCGACACAGACTCTTGTTACTTTAGTGCTTGGCCTATTATCAAAGATGATGTTGAAGCAGGTCGTATGGAATGGAACAAAGATATTGCTGTGCAACTATATGACGGTATTGCAGAGTCAGTTAACGAATCATTTCCTGACTTTATGTATCGTGCTTTCCATGTACCAAAAGAACAAGGTAGCATTATTAGAGGTGGTCGTGAAGTAGTTGCGTTTAAAGGATTGTTTATTACTAAGAAACGTTATGCTGTTATGATCTATGACTTAGAAGGACATAGACTAGACGTTGAAGGTAAAGCAGGTAAAATTAAAGCCATGGGCTTAGACTTAAAACGTTCTGACACTCCAAAAGTTATACAGGACTTCTTAAGTGATGTATTGCATGACGTACTAACAGGTGCAGGCAAAGCAGACATTACAGAAAAAGTATTGCAGTTTAAACACGCATTTAAAGAACGTCCTGGATGGGAAAAAGGTTCACCTAAACGTGTTAACAACTTAACAAAATACACCAAAGAAGAACAACGCTTAGGTAAAGCCAATATGCCTGGGCATGTTAGAGCAGGTATGAACTGGAATACAATGCGTAAGATGAACACAGACAAATACAGTCTAGAAGTTATTGATGGTATGAAAGTTATTGTTTGTAAACTAAAAGCAAATCCATTGGGCTGGACAAGTATTGCTTATCCTACAGACGAAACACACTTGCCGGATTGGTTTAAAGACCTACCGTTTGATGATTCTGAAATGGAAGCCACAGTGGTTGATCAAAAAGTAGAAAACTTACTTGGTGTACTGGATTGGAACTTAGCGGCCGCAACACAAACGGCTAATACATTTAACAACTTATTTGAATTCTAATGAAACTTAGTGAACTAGTAGCATATAGAGATAAACTTAGAAAGCACGATATCAATACGTTCAACTCAATGAACACACAGATATTTGATCTCTTACAGGCTGAAATTGAGGATCCAGAATACCTTACACTGTTTACTGAGCACCGTAATGAAATAATGCGTAACATTGATAAGTTTAAAGCAGATCATTTAGATTACGATCATAAACTTACACAACAAATACACGCCGAAGAGAAAAGTTATTTGGTTGACAGTGAAGAACGATTTAAGTTAAACATTAACAACGAAACAATTAGAGAAAAAGGTCAAAGACTTTTAGAAATACAACCTGACACCAAAGAATATTTAGAAACACGCATAGATCATTATGCACGTTGGGATCAAGCAGGTCTACAGATATGTCCTAGTCATGGCAACCTAACACATACATTAGTAAGTTTAGATCCACTTTACTTGATTGACTTTAGTGACATATTAATAAAACCAGTTAGAGACCAATTTAAAGAACAGTATCGCAATAGGTTAAGAAGTTATCAAATGCCTAAGTTTAATAAACAACAGCCGTTTTTTAGTCGTTTACCACAACAACAATTTGGCTTTATACTTGCTTATAACTTTTTTGATAACATGCCTATTAGTGTAATACAAACCACCCTGAAAGAATGTTATGAATTGTTAAAACCTGGTGGTACTATGATATTTACATTTAACGACTGTGACTTACCACACAACATTCTTTTGGTAGAACAAGGTTGGAAATACTATACACCAGGTAGACTAGTTAGACATTATTTAGAAAACACAGGCTTTACAATATTAAAACACTTTAGAGAAACTTATGGTATGGCTTGGTTTGAAATTGAAAAGCCAGGGCAACTTGATAGTATTAAAGGTGGACAGACACTTGCTAGTGTACACACAAAATAAAATTGGTAAAATAATTTTAGATCAGGATTGTAACGATCTAAATATCATGTATAATAGTTATAACATTAATGTAAAGGAAAACGTATGAGAGATCACTTATTAGATTTGGTTGAACATACCTTTGATCTTGGCTTTATTGAATTGGTCAAGATTACAGGTACAGATACCGAAACAGTTATCGACGGACTAGCAGAAGACCGTTCAGTAGTTGTATCAGCAAAATTCAAACAACCAGTAGCAGAGTTTAAAGGTACGTTTGGTATGCCTAACTTATCAAAACTTAAAATTCTACTAGGTATTCCAGAGTATAAAGACAACGCACAGATTACTGTACAACGTCAAGACCGTAACGGTGAAAACGTTCCAGTAGGTTTGCATTTTGAAAATGCCGCCAGTGACTTTAAAAATGATTACAGATTTATGACATCTGAGATTATTGCTGAAAAACTTAAAACAGTTAAGTTTAAAGGTGCTAATTGGAATGTAGACTTTGAGCCAACTATTGCTGGTGTACAAAGATTAAAGTTTCAGGCACAGGCAAACGGTGAAGAAACAACGTTTACTGCTCGTACAGAAAACGGTGACTTGATGTTATACTTTGGTGATCATTCAACACACGCAGGTAACTTTGTATTCCAGCCTACAGTAGGTGGTACAGGACTTGCAAGAGCGTGGGCATGGCCAGTTAAACAGTTTATTAGTATCTTAGATCTAACTGGTGATAAAACTATTAAAATGAGTGATGAAGGTGCCGCAGAAATTACAGTTGATTCAGGTATTGCAGTATACAACTACATTTTACCAGCACACAGTAAATAATGGCTAGAGTAGAACACGACGACTTAACAGCAAAACAAAATGACTATGCTGTATTCTTACCAGCATTAAGTTCATTTTATGCAACATTTATAGGTAAACAAAGAGAAGCAGGCAACTATGTTGACCCTGCTCGTATGCCTAAAAACATTCCAGAAATGGAAAACATGAATTGGCTTAACAGTCAAGAAGGTTTGTTTACATATAAATGGACGTTGTATTCTGCAGGACATGCTAATTTAGATATGTCTGTTGAAGTACCTAAAGAAGATATGGTACGCAAAAGAGAAGCTGGCACATTTATATTAGGTGACTCAGGTGGATTCCAGATTGCTAAAGGACTCTGGGAAGGTGATTGGAAAGCCAACTCAGGTTGTCCTCGAGCACAAAAGAAACGTAGTTTAGTATTAAACTGGTTAGACTCAATTGCAGACTATGGTATGATTCTTGATATTCCTACTTGGGTTATACATGATAAAAAAGCAAGTAAGGCCTGTGGCATTACTACACTCCAAGAAGCCATTGACGCAACTAAATTCAATAATGAATACTTTATGCAACACCGTAAAGGTAAAGAAAATGGTGGTGCTAGATTCCTAAATGTACTACAAGGTGACAATCATTCAAACGCTGAACAGTGGTATCAGATTATGAAAGAGTATTGTGATCCAAACAAATATCCTAACACACACTTTGATGGTTGGGCTATGGGTGGACAGAATATGTGTGATGTACATCTAGTGTTGAAACGTTTGGTTAACATTATCCATGATGGTTTACTCAAAGAAGGTGTACAAGATTGGATGCACTTTTTAGGTACAAGTAAACTAGAGTGGGCAACATTGTTAACAGACATACAACGTGCAGTACGCAAGTATCATAATCCAAAGTTCACTATTAGTTTTGATTGTGCTAGTCCTTTCTTAGCAACAGCAAATGGTCAGATCTATACAGAAGTTGTAACAGAAGATCGTGCCAAGTGGAGTTACAGAATGGATTCTACTGCTGATGATAAGAAATACGCAACAGACACTAGACAGTTTAGTCAGGGTGTTGTTCAAGATGGTATACATGCAACGTTTACAGATAGTCCAATATCACGTAACTTGGAAATGAAAGATATTTGTATCTATAAGCCAGGAGACCTAAATAAAAACGGCAAGGAAGGCAAAACATCATGGGATAGTTTTAGTTACGCATTAATGATGGGACACAACGTTTGGCAACACATCAATGCTGTACAAGAAGCAAACAGACAGTATGACAGTGGACGTTATCCTGGTATGCTTATACAAGAAACATTTGATAGAGTAGCATTTAGAGATATTGTAGAAGCAATATTTGCCGCACCAGATAGAGAAACAGCATTAGCAGTTATTGATGAGTTTGATAAGTTTTGGATGTCAATTATTGGAACTAGAGGCTTTTCAGGTAAGAAAACTGTTAACGCTGGTACTATGTTTAATAATTTGTTTGAGGAGGACACACCTGCAGAAGAAGAACACCATATTGATGATAGTGGGTTTGATGAAGTAACCCTAGACAAACTTGAAGCGGAGGAGGCTTAGTATGACAAAAGATTTAGATGAATTAATAGCAAGACATCGAGAGCTTGACTTAAAAATCAAAGAAGCGTATACTTACTACTTAGATGATAATGATCTAAAGAAAATGAAAATAGAAAAATTATCAATTAAAGAACAAATAGAAAAATTACAAAAAAAGGTAGCATAATGCGTAAACTTTGGTATATGGGCTTAGAGCCTTACAAAGCAAGATATACATTACAACTACAAGACTGGAATGAGCGGGTATTTAAACGTCGTGGTATTGATTATCATATTGTTCCAGGTGAAACTCTAAGCAATGATCAGGCCATTGTAACAGGACAAGTGTTAGATGCACATGGGCGTAGTTACTTTGGCATGAGTCAACTAATGAATCTTGTTAAACTTATGAAGGCTGGTGAAGTAACAGCAGAAGATGCTGTATTCTTTGAAGATATGTTCCAACCAGGTATTGAAAGTTTACCATATATCATGGACCAAATTCCTAAAGAACTAAGACCTAAAATTTATGTACGTTGTCTAGCACAAACTGTTGACCCAGATGACTTTGTACATGTTTGGGGCATGGGTAAATGGATGGGCTTGTACGAGCAAATGGTAAATGAGTTTGCCACAGTATTAGCAACTAATGAAGAGATGGTTGCACACATGCAGGTAGCAGGTTGGACTGCACCTATCTATAATATATCTGGACTAGCATTTGGTAAAGAAGAAGTACGTGAACGTATTGTAGGTCCACTAAGACCATTTGACAAACGTACAATGCGTGTAGGTTTTGCGGCTAGATGGGATCAAGAAAAACAACCAGATTTCTTTATGGATTTGATTGAAGCATGGAATGCAGATCCTAGTTTACCTAAAGTAGAGTTTTGTTTATACTCAGGCAGTAAAATAAAATCTAACAATGATAGTTACATGGCTAGAACAAGACAACTACAACAAGAAGGCAAGTTAGTTATACACGAAGATCTTGAAAAGAATCAATATTATGACTTATTAAATGATACCAGAGTGCTGTTTAACTGTGCTTTACAAGATTGGGTATCTAACACAGTAAGTGAAGGTGATACCTTAGGTAGTAACGTATTGTATCCTGCATATCGTAGTTTCCCAGAAACATTTAACAACGATCCAGAAAGATTATACATACCTTGGAGTTTAGATGATGCTATGACTAAACTTAAAGTATTGTTAGAAGAGCCACACGCAAACATGGGTAAGATCAGTGACTGGACTGACGGTACTATTGATCGTTGTATTGATATCATGGAAGGCAAAGGCGAACAGTGGTTACGCAACAGTGTAGATTATAGAAAGCATACCAGTGAATCAAAATACTAAAAAGATATTAGTAACAGGTGGCTGTGGTTACATAGGCAGTCACATAGCACGTGCCTTTAAAAATGAAGGACACACTGTACACATTAACGATCGTGTGCAACGCAATCATTGTTTAAATGCAACACATGACTTATGGTGGTTAGATGACTTTTCAAGTCCTGCTAGTCTACGTGGCATTGTTAGAGAGAACTATGATGTTATTGTACACTGTGCTGGTACAAGTCTAGTAGGGCCTAGCGTACTAAGTCCCGACGAGTATTGGGATAACAATGTATCCAAACTAATTAAATTATTAGACGCATTAAAAGAAGCAGAGCAAACACCTTTAATGATGTTTAGTGGCAGTGCCGCTGTATATGGTGAACCAGTACAACTACCCATACCAGAGTCGCATCCACAGAACTCTATTAGTCCTTATGGTAATACCAAAGCAACAGCAGAACATATATTAGCAGACTATACACGTGCTTATGGTATTCCTGCAATGGTATTTAGATTCTTTAATGCTTGTGGTGCAGAACCATTTAACTTTGATCTAGGACAAGAGCCTAACGCAACGCACATTGTGGCACGTATCTTAGAAGCAGTGATCAACGATCAGGAGTTTACTATCAATGGCGACGACTTTGACACAGAGGATGGTACCTGTGTAAGAGACTATGTACATGTTTGGGATATTGCTAGAGCTCATGTCATGGGTGCTGAAAAGCATTGGACAGACCCTGTTAAGTTTAAAGTTATGAACTTAGGAACTCGGTTAGGTATCAGCAATAAACAGATTGCAGATTATGTAAAAACCAAGTATAATTTTAATAAAATAAACTATGGACCAATGAGACCAGGAGATCCAGGCAAACTTATTGCTGATCCAACGTTAGCCAATAATTGGTTAGGTTGGTTTCCTGAATACAGCAGTTTAGAAATAATCATTGATTCAGCATATAAATGGTACACACAACAATGGAAAGAACATACACAACAGGCACAGCAGACAGCGTAACTTACTTTATAGGTGATGAAATAGAAGTCACACCTGCATTTAATCTACGAACATTGTTTGTTGTTGGAGTTATGGCTCCCGAAGAAATCACCGATATTGCCACACAACACGAATGCAATCACGTGTACTTCGGGGCCAACCAATCCTTTGACGGACAAAATATTAATGGATGGGTACGTCAAATTGAACACGTATTACGTTTAGGATTTTGGGCAACATTAGACTTTGATGTTAAGTATGCTAATTGTTCAAGCAATCACACACCACCAGCATGGTTTGTACAACTTAATACATTTGAGCATTTTATTCCAATGATCAGTGTGAAGATACCTAACTTGACAATGTATAATGAAAATGCTACTATTAAAATAGATGATGTAGGATTTAATGCTACTAACTCAGGTGTATGGTGTCATCAACTTAATAAGTTAATGGATCCAGAAAAACTAACTGAGTGGTCAGAATATGCCAATGATGAAATAATAGAGGAGGGTACTGATGAGTAATGTATTAAACAATCTTAAAGCAAAGTATGAAAATCAAATCAATATCAGTAAAACAAATATTGAAATGTTTCTAGCAAGTCCACAAGGTGTTGCTGAGCATATTGATTATTCAGAAACTGTTGAAAAGGAATTAGAAAAGATTGCACACGCACATGATATGATTGAAGCGTTAGAGCAATTATAATGAGTATGAACCAGGAACAAAGACAAATTGTAGATCAAATTGTTGAAAAAGCTACACGTCAGATTTGGGTAACGTTTCAAAAGGAAGGTGTACACTGCTACCCTGCCGCGGCTACGGATCCTAAACTGAACACTAACGATAAATACAATGTAGCATTTTTGGCACATCCGCACAGACACACTTTTCACTTTAGAGTGGCTATAGATGTCTTTCACAATGATCGTGACATTGAATTTATTCAATTTAAACGATGGTTAGAAGACTTATATCATAGTGATAGTGGGGTGCTAGACTTAAACTATAAAAGTTGTGAAATGATTGCGGACGATCTCTATCTACAGATTGCTGACAGATATCCTGGCAGAACAGTTATTATTGAGGTATCGGAGGATGGGGAGAACGGTTGTACTATAACGTACAACACGAGTCGTCCAAGTCAATCAGTCACAATCTAATCTAAAAAAGGAGCCCGAATGGCCAAACACCATTCTCGATTAGACATTGACGATATATTCGATGACTTAGACCGACTGCGTCTCTTCTGTAGAGATCACGGGTTTAGATTCAACGAAGCAGATCTATACAATCCTCGCACATTTGTTTGGCAACAATATATGAAATTTGTTGCTGGTAAAAATTGTAGAAACAATTGGAAGGAATTTAAGTATAGATCTTATGGGCGACGATAAAGAAGACATCACACTCGAAGACCACGACGGTTCATTAGAAGACCTAGAGTGGTTAAATTCAGACACTTATACCAACTACGAATGGATGGGTAATTCATCCTGGACACACAGTCCTAGTTACTCTGACGTAGAAACTTGGTTAATAGAAAAATCAATTGAAGCAAACAAAGACCAAGATCCAGATCGCAAAATTAACGCCAAGCGTGAACTATACTTACTTAAATGTAAATTAGATCGCATTTATGATTCCTTACCTAAACACCCTGAACAAGAACGTGATTGGGACAAACAAGAAGTCGCACGTATACTGAAAGAAGGACGATGAGACCAAAGTGGATGAAAAACATAGATGAAGCACACGGCAATAACTTAACTGGTCTAGTTGAAGATTGGTTAGCACAGACTATTTCTGAAATTAAAAGTCCGTACAATGACGGCTTTACAACATCAGGACTTAAACGTGAACTGTTTGAATTTAAATGTTTGCTAGAAGATGTCTATGAAACACTGCCAGATTTTGGTGATGAAGAAGTTGAATGGGAAAAGGAAAGACTATATAATAAACTCAAAAGG